GCCGCCTTTAGCCATCTTAGCTACCTTGCCGCCTTTTTTCAAAGCCAGTTTAGTGTGCTTGCCATGATGCTCCTGGCTATCGTGTTCTTTGAAAGCTTTCTTAATGAGCTTAACATCTTGCTTTTTGTCAGCTTTTTCTTCTTTCATCATTTCTGATTTTGATTCTTTTTCCATCTTTGCCATTTTAAACTCCTAAGTTGTTTGTATTGTTACTGTACCGATTGTTATGATAGGAATCAAGGAGTTTGGCGTTAAATAACTGTCAAAACTACTTGCTCCACCGACTGGGTTCCAGCCCCATTGTATCTGCCTGCTACCATCTGTTGAATAACCAGCATTATCAGGATTGGTGACCACTGGATCATATGGGTTGGTAAATAATCCTGTTGTACCGCCTACCTGATAACTGACATCTGGGCGAGGCTCACGCACCGCTTGGGGATCATTCACAGGATATAAACCTAAACTCAACTGTGGCTGATCTGGATCCCAACATTCTGGGCACACTTTAATATTGTATTGTTTGGTCTTGATAATTTCCTTTTTCAAGTCCTTTAACATATACCTAAAACCGCATCTATCGCATTGGGCTATGGCCCATTTGCCAGAGGCATACTTGGAAGGCATTACCTTCTACCTCCCGTGTAGAATGAAGCACGGGGCACAAAGCGAATTGGTGCCTTCTCACGGTCTTCGTCCGAAGCTAAGGTCCATTGCTCCATATAGTCCGCTTTTAGCATCTGTATGCGGTTTGGATCCACTCCTTGGATCTTCATGGACATGTAATATGCCAAACCAGCAACTAACGCTTGGATAAAGCGAAAAGGAATATCGTTTGTACTTACGCCAGTGCCAGCATCTTGAATTCTACGCAATCTCCAGTACACAAAAGTATATTGGCTGCCTGGTGAATTTGGGGTAGGCCAGACGTTAATACAGGGCAGCTGGGTTACTTGAATAACTGCAGAAGCATTATGGGCCGCCGCAGTAGTTCCCGCTTGACCACGGTAGCAATTAATTAACTGTGGTGCCGTTGTAGAGACGTTTGGATAATAAATGATCTCGCTGTCAATCTTAACGTATCCAGTAGCCGCCAAGCCAGTCATATCGGATGGGGATAATTGGATAATCGTATCGGTGGCAGAGATGCCGCTAATGGTTCCGTTGCCAACCAAAGTATAAGGGGTTGGGTTTACGTTACCAGATTGGCGGTTAATCCATACCTGGACAGGGCGGCCAACAGCCAATTTATTTGGCAGCGTTGAATAAGTATCTTCGGAAATACGACTAATATTGATGTCGATTTGGTTTTGAAGAGTACCTGTTCTGATAACCTGGCTTAATAAATCAATGGTATCAACAGGCAATGGATAAGTGCTTTGGCCCGTATTCATTGGAATTTGGCCTTCTTCGACCGTCCAAAGGTTGATGCCACGGTTGGCCCACTCAACAGTCAGTAAGTTCAGCGAACGGGTTGCGGTCCGAAGATCATAACCAGTTCTTAATTCAACGCCACAACGCTCAAAAGCCTCTTCAACGAGGCTATTCATGTCTAGGTCAAATACTGAGGTTCCTGTAGTTGCCATTATTTTTTCTTCGCAGCTCTCATGTTATCAACCAAATTAGGATACGGCCTGCCAGCAGCTTTAGCCATTGCTTTGGCTGCAGACTTCTTAGCCGAACTCAAATGCTTAGGCTTTCCCAATCCCTTAGGACGGGGTTTATCCCAAACTTGCCCGCCTTTGGCGTATACATCAACATCATTCGGGTTATCTTTACGAACGATAACCTTTTTCTTTGGCATCTTGGAAGGGTTCATATCACCCATTCCACGACTGGCTCGCATTACTTGCCCTTATGAGCAGAACCACCACCACACATCTTTTCTACATGATCCATGTGATGCAAATGACCATCAGCATGTTTTTTGAATTGATGCTTGTGATGTTTGTGTGTATCGGTCTCATGCTCAGCAATGAATGCATCATGACGCTTCATGTCTGGGCCTGATTCTGGTTCCATACGTTCTTTAACCATGTTTTTCATACTATCTCCTTAGCAATACTTGGTGTTGGTACGGCCACGTTGAGCAATGCCATCTGCACGGCTAGATGTTGAGCCACCTTTAGCCATTTTCTTAGGGGCTTGCGTACCAATGATATTACCCTTCATAGTCACTTTACGATCTTCTGTGTGACCACTTTTTTGTACTTTAGATTCGCCAAATTTAGCCATTTTGTTAGAGCCTTTTTCGACATCATCTTTCATCGTGCGTGGACCCATAGTCTCTCCGCCTTTTGCCATCTTCTTCATTTCTTTTCCTTTATGAGAAATACCACCTTTTTTCATGCCAGGCATGCCGCCAGGAGCAGCCATTGGACCTGGGGGAGGAGCCATTGGAGCAGCCGCTGGTGTAGGCATTGCACGGGCAGCCATCATTGCCATTGCTGGATTAATGCTACGCTTTTTTGTTGCCATGCTAGTACCACCTTTTCTAAAATGTTTGCCTTTGTCAGCTGCTGCAAAATCTTTACCAACTGATTGGGGCACTCCTACTTTCTTAGCAAAAGCCTTGTTATGGGCAATTGCTTCCATAAAATTATGCTGTTTTTTACTTTTGCTAGGCATTATTTAAACCACCTATCCAAAATCCAAACTACCAATCCGCCAGCTAAGCCAGCAGCAACTGTCAAAACGCTATGCAATGTTTTCTTGCTGGCCATTTGCTCTGCAAGCATTCTTTGGATGTCCGCTAAAGACTGCTTAACTTCTTCCATATCTTTAACCAGTTTATCCATGTCAGCTTGTAAATGTTCTATATCATTGGCATGAGTTGCTAATTCTCTTGCAGTTAAAATTGGGTCTATATTGCTCATCTTAACATTTCCATGCTTTTAATGATTTATTAATCCGACTATTTGGGTCTTTGGCCGTCTTAGTCGAGGTTAGTTTTTTCTTCATGCCTTCCATGCGAGCACAGAACGACTTTTTGCGGCTGCCGCCTTCTGGTTGAGGGGGTTTTAAATTCATTCCCTCTTTTTTTGCAGAAGCTCGGCCCTTTGCGTTTAATCCGCCGTTTGGGTTTTTACCCTCTTTGCGTTGCCAGGCTGCTGTCTTTGCCATCTTAGCTACCGTTAGAAATTAATTTACCAGTAACAATAACACCAGCTGCAATGCTGCCAGTATTAGTTTTTAATTGCCATTGGATATCAGATTTTTCTTGATATGCAAATGGATCATAAGATCTGTTTGCAGAATACAGTGAAACAAATGGCTGTTGCAAAAGGCTGCTTGTTACGCCAGTGACGTTATTACCAATTTGTACGTTATAAGTAACAATTGTAGAACCAGTATATCCATTGGATGTGTTAACTTCGACCCAATCTAAATAAAATGTATTGCCAGCTGGTACTGTATAAATCGTGCTTTGTGACTTGCCAATACCAGCATTGATCTGTGCCAAAGTATTAGTTGTTTGTTTTACTGTAATGATGCCTGCGTTAGAAGTTTGGCCAGAAGCTACGCCAACCATTTGCAAACTATTTACACGGAAGTACGATTTTTGCGTTGTAACGGCAGTTGTGCCGTTTAATACTACAACCTCTGAAATTGGGTTGAAGTTTGCATCTAAGCCGTTAATGACAAACGCAGCTGGTGACGCATCCAAAACAGAAGTGCTTGAACATGTCAAAGTAGATGCTGATGTTGGGTATGTGTAAGTTGTAGCATTTTCCCAAATAGGAATGCTGGTTGCGGTGACTGCTGCTTGATAGCCAAAAATACTTACTGTTTGATGACCCGCAACTTGACCACGAGCCACTTGCAAATCAAATGGCTCATACTTACCCGAACGGGTAATGGACATTACTGAATTATTGGTACTTGGAATACCGCTTGGGCTTTGAGCCATATTAATCTCCTAAATTGTTGATGGGGAACCGAAGTTCCCCTACTGGATTAATTAGTCAAAGTTGCCATATGGGTAGGTTGTGGCATTACCAATGTTCATGTCTTGCTGCACGTAACGTAAAGACACTGCAATTTGACCAGCAGAAACAGTGGTCAATGAAGGAGCAGTAATTTTTAAAGTTACAACAACTTGGCTAAACCATGTAGGTTGTTGACCAGGTTGCAAGTTTTGTACATCTTGTAATGTGCCGTAGCAGTTATCCAACTGTGTACCAGTAAATGTACATGCTGTGCGGCCTACTGCAGTAATGGAACCAAAGGTTGCATAAACGCCAGCAGAAGTAGCAAACTGATTAGAAACGTATGGTTGAATTGCGGTAGCAGTTACGCCGCCACCAGTAGGTAATGTGCCAACATCAATATCAACAGAGTAAATGTTTGAGCCTTGTGGGACCAAGAAAGATACGCCACGATAGATTGTGCCTGATGTATCAGCTGTTGGAGCTGTGGCCACTGTAGGACCGTTAGTGCTATAAGCACCAGCTTGTGGGGTCCAAATTGTAGCTGCATTGTTAGGAATATTGTTAGCAGATACAAAAGTACCAGATGCACCGCCATAGTTGGCTGTGTTAGGCTGAGTAACGGCAAAATCTAAGAATGCTTGTTGAAATAGTGCCATAACGCCAACATCACGTTGTGGGCCAAATCGGTTGTCTCCAGCTAAAACTGGACCTTCAAATGTACTACGTCCCATAATGGACTCCTTATGCAAAAGTACTTATGCCGATCTTTGCATCGTCTGCTGGGGCAGTGGTGGCATAAGTGAATCACCCAGATGTTGTGATTTTACACTAATTATTGTCTTTGCAATAACTTTTCCGATAGAATACGCTGATGAAAAAAACCCTCACGAATCAAGTTGGAGCCTTGTACAACCAAGCTTTATTGCTTAAAACTCAAGGTCAGGTTCACCGTTCTGCCCAGGCGTGCGAAGAAATACTAAAACAATATCCCAAAAGCTATGATACCTTGGTTTTAATGGGTATTATCTTGAGCGAAAACCACCAGGATATTGCCGCTTTGGGGTTTTTTAATAAAGCCATTGAAGTCAAAAAAGACCATATTGTTTACAACAATCGAGGAAACCTATACCTCAACATGAAGCAGTACGATTTGGCAATTGAAGATTACGATTTAGCTATTAAATATAACCCCAGCTTTACTGAAGCCCACTATAACAAGGGCAATTGCATGAAAGAATTAAATGAACCAGCGAAAGCAATTGAATGCTACAGGCGGGCCATCATGTGTAATCCCAAATATTTTCATGCTCACAACAACATGGGATTGTGCTACCAAAGCCTTAACCAATTTGACAACGCTTTGGCTGCAAACCAACAGGCCGTCAAAATTGACCCAAATAATTACTTAATTTACAACAACATGGGGTTTACCCTACATACGCTTATGCGTACAGACGATGCCATTGCAGCCTTTAACAAGTCCATAGAACTCAACCCAGACGCTATCGACCCAAGATTTAACGTGGGTTTTGTTTATCTTTTAAAGGGAGATCTAGAAAAAGGATGGGCTGGTCATGAGGTGCGTTGGAATAATAAATACAAACCATCGTCATTGCCCCGTAAATGGGATGGGGAAGACGTATATGGCAAGCGTATATACATCTATCACGAGCAAGGTTTAGGTGACACTTTGCAATTTATTCGTTACGCCCATCAACTTAAATGGGCTGGGGCTAAAGTAATTGCGGGGGTAAAACCAGAGATTGCCGAGCTAGTGCGGTCAATGGTGGAAATTGACGAAATTAATACCGACCTGGCAACTATTCCTGAATATGACTATCACTGCCCCATGATGTCGTTGCCATATGTTTTTAAGACCAGGATAGACAATATTCCATATGAGCCATACCTATTTGCCAATATTAAGAAAATTCAAGAAATTTCAAGAAAAATGGGGCCAAAGACCAAGATGCGTGTTGGCCTAGTTTGGTCGGGTGGATTTAGAGCGGATCAGCCAGAAATCTGGGCCGTCAATGAAAGAAGAAATATACTCCCCGTTAAATTGCTTCCATTGCAAAATCCTGATGTAGAGTTTTATTCTTTACAGTTTGGGGCCCAAGAAACGCCATTCCCAATGATTGACTTAATGGGTGATGTCAAAGACTTTTCTGACACGGCGGCTATTATACAAAACCTGGATTTGTTAATAACGGTAGATACTTCTACAGCCCACGTTGCTGGGGCAATGGGTAAAGAAGTATGGCTGATGAATCGATTTGACAGTTGCTGGCGATGGTTAGAAAAAGGCTCTAAAACAGATTGGTACCCCAGCTTTACCATTTACCGCCAAGAAAAGTTTAATACTTGGGATAACGTAGTCGCTGACATCAAAAGGGATCTAGATGCAAGAGCAAAAGAATTTGCTAATCGCTGAAGGCGGTTTGGGGGATTTTTTACAATTTTTGCCATTCATGTTGGTTAATAAACCGAATAGGCCACGCTACTTAGTCCTGGTACATTTCAAGGGTGTCCAAGATTTGTTTAAGAAGTTTGGCATCAAAGTAGAGCGTTTTGTTACCTACACAATGGATGATGAAAAGTCCAACAAATGGAAAGAGTTAAATGTTACCGAAGCATTTAGCCAAGTTCCTCGTACTTGGTTTTTTGAAGAGAACCCATTTAAACCACAAAAACCCGTATTTAACAACGGCAAAAAAACGATTGGCATTCACCTTAATGGTAGCAAGAACTCTTTGGATACCCGCATTAAACAAGGAAAGCCACCAAAAGAGTTGCCGCCGAAGATCGTAGAAGACTTATCAGATTACAATATTCTTTTATTTGGTTTGCCAGAAGAGGTCCAGGCTACTGGATTAAAACAGTCTGATACCGTTAAATTTATTACCTACTTAGACATCTATCAAAGCCTTGCTTATGTGGCCCAGTGTGATGCAATGGTGGCCAGCGATAGCTCCATTAAAAGCATGAGTAGCATGTTAAAAATCCCTACATTCTTATGGATGGGAGATAACGAAGACTATTGGCGGGATCTGTATTTTGTAGATCCATATGTCAAAGCTGGGGTAATGAAAACCTTTCGCTATGTGTTTGCTGCGGAAAACCGTGAATATCAACGTGGCTTACAACTAACAAAGGAATATCTCAATGACGTACTCTCAACATAAACAAGATTTATTTGTGCTGGCTGCATTAGACGGCAAAACCAATGGCTACTTTGTGGAATTTGGGGCCACAGATGGCATCCATATTAGCAATACTTATTTACTGGAAAAAGACTATGGCTGGTCTGGAATCGTGGCGGAGCCATGTAAAGCCTGGCATGAAGCTTTGTTGCAAAACCGCAAATGCCATGTAGACACCCGTTGCGTGTGGACAGTATCTGGCGAAATGGTGTTGTTTAACGAAACGGAAAATAAAGATTTGTCATGTATTGACCAATATAGCGACCATGATATGTGGGCTAGAAACCGCCAAGATGGCAATCGATATGAGGTTGAAACAATTTCATTAAATGATTTGCTGGCTGCTTATGATGCCCCAGAAGAAATTGATTATTTGTCAATTGATACTGAAGGCAGTGAATATGAGATTTTAAGTGCCTTTAATTGGCATAAGTACAAAATTAAAGTTATCACTTGTGAACACAATAACACGGTTATGAAGCCATTGATTGATGATCTACTCACCAGTAAAGGTTATAAAAGACAACCCGCAATAGTCGATAACGAAGACTGGTTTATCTTGGAGTAAAAAAACCCCCGCTTCTTTAAGGCGGGGGCCAAAACTCCTCACGAGAGTATTTGATTAGTATGAACCGTAGATACCCAATGGGTCAGAAACACCAAATGAATAACGCTCACGAGACTTGTAACGTACGTTACCTGTATCGAAATCGCCGTCCATAGAGTTCTGTAATGGAGTACGAACGAACATCTTCAAACCGTTAGGTACATCAGTGGTCAAGAACCATGCGTTAGTAGCGGTCAAGAAGTGGTTAATTGCGTAACCTTCTGG